CCGTTAACAGGGCTGATAAGGAATTCATGCCACTACGCTTCAAGGGTAAGAAGCTGGAAGACTTAGAGAGATTACTAAAAGAGGAGAGAAAGTAAATGTCAGCGAAGCAATTACTGCCAAACCAATGCGATTTATTACACCTAGTCTATGGGCAACCCAATTGTTGCTTGTGCGGGGCGAAACTCAAAATAGATGAATTGGAAGAAGCCATCAAAGACCTCAAGGAATTACTTGCTAAGGAGAAGAAGGAGTGAAGATTAAATATGATGCAAGGGCAAAAGTGGCCTATATTTCTCTAACAGATATTACTCCGTCTTTCGGTATAGTAGACCACACTCAAGAGATTACGGAGGATGTTTGTATTGATTGGATGAAAGACGGCACCCTCTTTGGGATAGAGGTTTTAGATGTACCAGAGAGACCATTGATGGAGGAATAAATATGTATGAATTAGATGAGGATTATTTAACAGCATGGATAAAAGCCGAGTGTGAGGTGATGGGTTGGCGGCCCAAAGTAGAAGATGTAGCAACGATACCAATGATAGAGACTACTTGACAGGGTGTGGTAGACTATCTATGGGGGGTGAAAATGAAAATTGAAAGTGATGTGGGTTTAGCGAATCTCATTGAGGCAATTACGGGGGCGCGCAAATATAGACCTATGATATGCAGGGTATGCAATAAGCCTATAGAGAAAAGGGTAGAAAACGGTTATTTATGCCTAGATTGTTATAGGGCGAAAAACAGTGAGCGCGCTAGGTGGCGGTATCTTCAAGACCCGTCTTATTATAAGAAGTATAGCAAGGAATACATAAAAAAACACCCCGAAAGAGCTCGCGCAATGGTCGCAGCTAATTTGGAATATAAGAATAGGCAAGTCTGCATGGTGGGAAGTTGCAACGAATTGGGGGTTAGGCACCATCCCGATTATAATAAGCCCAGGGAGATAGTATGGTTGTGCCCCCTACACCATAAGCAATGGCATCGTGGCGAACTTGACAAATTATGGTAATCGCTGTGGTATACTAGAATAGAGGCTATCAATCAACTATTTGGTGGGGTGGGCTTATTGCCCTTTAATGAGCCAGTCGAGATAAGGTCGTCTCAAGGCGGCAAACTCCCGCATCTAACCCACCAAGAACTAAAACTATGATAGATGTAAAGTTAAGCGAACAAATCACCATGCAGATATATATGATAAAGCGTGGTCTATTCCATAATATGCTGCAAGAAACGATAGAAGGCGGGGGAATGCTCCCGCTTATTATTTTAGACGAGCACTCCTTAAAACGCCTTGAAAAACAACTCTGGCTGAATTGGGTGATGAGGAACTGAAGTGAAGAACGGAAGACCTAAGATAGAAATTAACTGGAGAGAATTTGACAACCTCTGCTTTCTCCAGTGCTCAATAGCTGAAATGTGTCAATTCATGCACATCTCTCATCAGACACTAGAACGGCGCTGCAAAGAGCATTACGGCGAAACTTTTGGACAGGTATTTGAGAAAAAAAGAGTTGGTGGCCTGATAAGTCTCAGGCGTACAATGTTCAAGATGGCAGAGAAGAACCCCGCTGTGGCCATCTTCCTGGCCAAGAACTTTTTAGGTATGAGTGATAAGCAGGAGATAACGCATAGTGGTACTATCAGCAGAAGCCTCGAAGAATACAGCACGGAAGAGTTACTCGCAATTCTTGAGGGCGGGCGAAGAACTAATAAGGCGTAAGCAGGCAACTGAAAGCCTGATACCCTTCTGCCAGTACACCATGCCAGATTACCAGTCGCCCTCCCATCTCATAGCCTTGTCAGACGCACTAGAATCGGTAGAGAGGGGTGAATTAAAGAGATTAATAGTTCTTATGCCTCCAAGACACGGGAAGTCTGAATTAGTATCCCTCCGCTTCCCCTGCTGGTATTTAGCGAAGCATCCTGAAGACTATATCGTCCAGACGGGTTATGCCGAGTCAATAGCCCTGATGCACTCACGCAGAGCAAGGGATATATTCATATCGCCCGAGATGATGAGGCTCTTCCCTAATATACACCACCGTCCCGAGAGGGCGGGGCAGGAGTTAATAGTTCCCGAACGCCAGGCAGCCCATGAATGGGGTACGAAGCAGGGTGGGTCCTACTATGCAGTTGGAATAGGTGGTGGATTAACCGGGCGGGGATTTAATATAGGGATTATTGACGACCCTGTTAAGGATGACGAAGAGGCATCCAGTTTAACAATACGGGAAAAGGTCTGGGAGTGGTATAAGACAGTCTTCAGAACCAGGGCGCAGCCTGATGCGGCTATCATAATAGTTATGACGAGATGGCACCAGGATGACCTTGTTGGCAAGCTCTTAAAACAGGCAAGGGAAGACCCTGCCTCCGACCAGTGGAAAGTCCTGCACTTCAAGGCTATAACTGATAATCAAGCCCTATGGCCCGACAGATACCCTATAGTAGAGTTGGAGAAGATACGGTCATCAATCGGCAGCAGGGCGTTTGAGAGTCTATATCAGGGCAATCCCACAATAGCCGAAGGCCAGATAATCAAGCGTGAGTGGTGGAAGTATTACAGTGAGAAACCTAGCATCCTCCGTAAGATACATAGCTGGGACACGGCATTTAAAGAGAAGGCGCAGAATGACTACTCCGTTTGTACGGTATGGGGCGAGACGCAGAATGGCTACTACCTCTTGAATGTATGGCGGGATAAGGTTGAATTCCCCGAATTAAAGAGGGTGGCTATAGCACTATACGAGCGGGATGTGCCCGATGTAGTAATCGTAGAAGACAAGGCTAGTGGACAATCATTAGTGCAGGAGCTGCAGAGAAACACGCGGATACCCGTATTCCCCATTAAGATAGACAGAGATAAAGTAGCCAGGACTTACGCAGCCACACCGTTGATAGAAGCGGGCAAGGTTTTCCTGCCCGAGAATGCCCCCTGGTTATTCGATTATATAGAGGAATTATCGGCCTTCCCCAACGCCACACACGATGACCAGGTTGACAGCACCACACAGGCGTTATCATTTATGAGGGGTGAGCCTGAACCACAAGATACGGTAGTAGTTTATGACTCTATGGAGATGGTAGAGGATTTGACGATATGAAAAAAGAGTTACAAGTGCCGAGGGATGAGTTAGATAAAATAATCCGAGAGGCAACTGTTAGTGTTGAAAGAGACCTTGCGCTGGAAGATGAGGGCTGGGTTGCGCTAAGTGCTCGGGCTGGTGATGTGATTACTGGCCAGGAGCGGATAGCTAACCTCCAGACCTCACGGCTCTATGCCCTTAAAGACCCGCTGGCAAAGCAGGCGATTAGATTATGGACTGACTACACTTTCGGTACAGGTATGACTTCTCATGCCCCCAAAGAAAAGGACTCGGAGAAAGAAACGAAGACGGAAGAAGTCAGGTCGGCATTCTGGGATAGTAAGGCCAATCAATGTATTCTATCCGCCAGAGGGCAGCGCAAATTATCTGATAAACTCCTGATTGATGGAGAAGTGTTTTTTGCCCTCTTTCTCGGTTCAGGTGGTGAAGTTAAAATAAGGACTATCGACCCCCTGGAGATAACTGAGATAATCACCGACCCTGACGATAAAGAAGACGTGCGGTTTTATAAAAGGGAATGGACTGATACGACGGGAGGGGGGCATACTGATTTTTACCGCAGCACGACTAATATCAAGAATATAGCAACGCAGGATTCGGGCAGGATTAGCAGGCAAAAAACTGAGGACGCTCTGATATATCATTTAACCTACAACACCGTCACACAGAGAGGAAACCCGTTACTATTACCAGCGTTAATCTGGATTAAATATTACACCAAGTTCATGGCCTCCAGGATAGCGGTCATGCTGGCACTGGCAAAGTTCGCCTGGAAGACTAAAGTAACCGGCGGGCAGACATCGGTAGATGCTGTCAAGGCCAAGACACACGGCCAATCAACAGCTGCAGGGTCGGTACTGCTGGAAAACCTCGGTTCAGACACCACACCGATTAAGGCGGATACGGGAGCGGGGCAAGCCTACCAGGATGGCAGGCAGATTAAATTGATGATAGCGGCGGCGGTGGGTATCCCCGAGCAGTATTTCGGAGATATATCAATCGGCAATCTAGCTACAGCCAAGACGGTTGAACTCCCCATGATGAAGATGTTTCAGTCATATCAGAAAGTGTGGGAAGACACCTACAAAGATATAAACGAGATAGTCTTCACCCACAACAATATCCCCGAAGACAAGCAGTATGTAGACATGGACTTCCCCAAGATAGCACCATCTGTTATAGCCGAAGCAGCAACGGCCATTGCCCAGATACTACAGGTTATGCCTGAACTTGGTGATTCAGATGATGTCAAACAGATAGCCTTAATGACTCTTGGTGTAAACGACCCCGCTGAAGTGCTGGATGAATTGGGGAAAACTGAGGAAGAAGAACCTGAAGAACCAGTTGATGAAAGTGTTAAGCTGATTAAAGCCCTTCAGAAGTATAGGGAATCTATACAGTCTTGGCACAATTCAGTGAAAGTGTTATAATAGAAGAAAAGGAGGCATAGGGAATGAAAATCAAAAAATGGAACTGTCAGATGTGGGGAATGCGAAGGTTGGATACAAGGATGGCTATTGACGCAGGGAAATTCACGCTATACATGGGGGGATTTTCCTTCAAGGATATTAGTAGCCCTTTGGCAATTAAATAATTCAACATGGCAGTGACATCATATCAGAGGGGGCACCTAATAGAATATATCAACCAGTGGCTTTATGCTGATGATGGCACCCCTATATCGGTTGAGCGACCTTGCGTGAGATGTGGCAGATTGCCTACCAAGGAAGGCTACGATGCCTGCTTGGGCTATATACCAAATGTGAGATTTGCCTGTTGTGGGCATGGGATAAAAGGAAATGAATATTACTCCTGATACCTGGCTTTTCATTATAGGTTTTCTAGTTTTCATGTGTCTGTGCTTTGCATTTATAGGCTGGCTATTTAAAGGGAGATA